GTCAGGTAGCAGCAACTGGTACTCCGTTACCTGTTCCTCAATAACGATTTCCGCTTCGCCCATATCCTTGACCGTCTGTGTAGGAGCCTTGAATGTTTCGACTTCTTCAGGCGTGTAAACTCCCACGACGCAAGACGGATAGACTGTTCTAACGCCTTCTGAGACGCATCTGGCTCTAAGCATTGCTCTTGCGTAGTTGCGCCAGTTGTCTTTGCCGGTAAGCCCGATTTTCTTAGCCATCTCGAATGTCCAAACGACAGTAACAGAGCCGCCGTTAGGGTGAGAAAAGGTGCCAGCCACTCTTTCATCTGTGTATTCCTCCCATTTGACGCTGCCACCGGCTTGTTGAAAGCGGCCTAACATGGCGTCAGCCTTCAAAGCAGGGCGACCCTGTATGACATGAAAATCACGCATAGCGATAGCAGGGTGCATATTCTCTGCCTGACAGAGCAACATAATTGCCATTGCTTCCTCAGTTGATTTGAAGCCAAACATCTTGCTTTTAGATGCAACTTCAGCCATTTCACGAATCTCATTAATCGGCACTAAGGCTGTCATAAGTCCCTCGCTCTCATCATTGCGTCAGCGATTTGATAAGCACCTTTAGCAATGTTTTCTTCAATTTCGGGCGTCCAATCAATGTTTTTTCCTGCAAAATGCGTCAAAGCCATTGCAGCAAAGTAGTCACGTAACGTCATGCCAGACTCTTGCGTACCTGTTAGTGGGTTGTGAACATTAGGGAATGCGTACATAAATCCTCCATTATTTAAGTAAGAAGCGGCGAGAACCTGCCGTTTTCGTGACAAACTTTTCATAGGTTTCAGGCATAATTGATTGAAATAACTTAGCGTCAAATCTATCACTTGCCTTGCTGTTTTTCCAAGTCGCTAGAATCTTGCCGTCAAAAGTTAGCAGTTCAGAGCAGAATCCCATGTGGCTTTGAATGACGGTAGCTAGCCTGTCCTCTTGCTCCTCTAGCATCTTGCGCTGCTCTTTAATGTGCTTCAGAGCTTCGGCTGCCTTCTCAATCTGCGAGATAGCGACTACAGACGTTCCATTATCTGCCGCATAGATGAGCTTGGTCTGGTCTGTATCTTCGGCTTCTAGGGGTGTTTTAGTGGCTACAGCACCCCAAAACCGAGCCATGTCCTTGATTAGTTCCTCTTTTTGGCCTTCAGTAATCGTAAAATCAAAGGTTTCAAAGTATTGACCACCAAATAAAACAGCCAGAACGATGCGTTCAACGCCATGACAAGCAGTTTCGTGAATAATCTGAGCCATGTCTGCTGGCGGGATAATGTTCGCTTCAGAATCAAACTTGTTGCGTACCGCAGCGTTATAGTTCTTGGCCTCCACAAGGGTTTTGCCGTCAGCAGAGATAAAATCAAAGTGACTACGAAGCCAACCCTCTTTCGGGTGCGTGAGAGCATAGTCAGCGTCCTTTAATTCAATCTTCAATTTGTCTTGGGCTAAACGTCCAATTATTGGCTGCATAACATGACCCATCTGGACAGCTTCAACCTGAGACAGGTCAGGCCGTTCTTTTAAGCCTAATTTTTCTAAAACGGCTTCATTGCCTTTGCCGTTGGCTGCTTTGCGCGAGTCACCAGACCACCATGCGCTATTGCGTATTTCTGGTGCGAAATCAGATTGATTGTTCATTTGTTGTCCTTATAAGGTTAGGAAAATTAACGTCTGGAAAAAGTGCTGCTAAGTCGTAAACAACAGGCTCTGCTGATTCAAACAACAGCCCATTGGGTTTACATGGTTGAAAATCTAGGCGCATGATGGCGCAGAGTTGACTCTTTTCTGTGCCGTCAACTAAGTCAACGCCTAGTGATGGATGGAAACAATTGCGTGATTTATGGTGTTTGCAATCTGTGCAAATTTTCATGATTACCCCTTAATGATGGTTAGGAAATACAGTAGGACTATATAGGTTAATTCAATTATGTTCAATATCTTTTTTCACCTCTCATTCTTTAGGCATAGCAAGGGCTACGTATAGGGATGATGATGAGTCATGCCGATACTTCAGCCGTTGGCTGTCCACAGTCATACTGTGTTCTGCTGCTTTATTTATCGGGCGATGTTTCTCGTCATCCCTGACGCTCTCAATCAGCCTATTGCCCGTTTATCGCTTGGGGCAGAACCCTCGCGTACCCGTTCCCCTTGGTCAAGGTAAACCGCATTTCTCCCGAGCCAGTACAGTCAGTCTGCCTACTATCGTGCGGGGTACGGTAAACGCTTGGGGCAATAAAAAAAGCCAGTTACAGCTGAGTCCGGTGAAGGTTCCCTGTATGCGAGGGAGACAGACTCATGTGTAACTGGCTTCTATTTATCGACCTTCACGTCAACAAATGCGAATCTACGCGCGCGTGGGGGGTTTTGTCAATCCTTTGGCGTTAAAAAAGTCCACAAAAACCATGCGACCGCTGTCAAAAGCATTATCCCCATGCCCATAAAGATACCCCCAACTAAGATTGTGAATATACTTGTCAACATTATTTAACATTTTCATCTGATTTAATTTCAGCCAATGGTCGCCACCCGAATTTGCGCCACGTGCGCGTGACATCGGTGTTATTCGCGGGAATCCATTCTCGACCGTCTAATAGGCCAATGGCAGGGTTTACAGCACTAGCCAATAGTTCGACATCCCTCATTGTCTCTAATCGCTTAAAGACGCGATTCTGAGTCTCTAATTCGATGTCAATCATTAGGTTTTTAAGTTTGCCCATTTTAGTTTTCTCCCAAAAAATCAAAAGCATTTAACAAGTCATCAATTGACATTGCGTGCGCTTCCCAGTCGTGCGCGTGAGTGTCCATCTGATTAAATGCTTGCAATGCACCTTGTAAGTCAGCAAAGGCACATTTAATGGCTGCTATTTGTTGTTCATTCATGATAAATACCCTTTAAATTGATTAGGAATGCCCGTAGGGCGATTAAATAGGCTAGCCAATAGTTGACTAGCCTGAACAGATAAAACGGCTTAAATCGCTTCTTCTTCGTCTTCTTCTTCTTCACAATTTATTTCATTAACCCATTCTTCGTAATCAACAACTTTGCCTTCGTTGTCATTGTCACGCCTAAAATGCTTTGACCAGGCTTCTTCTTTCGCTTCTTCTTCGCTTGATGCAATAACTTGATATTCATAAACAGTTATTTCTTTAGTAGAAATAACTACATTAAAAGTGTATTCAGACATGGTTATCCCCTATGTTAAAAAGAAAGCAAAAGAACGAAAAACAGATAAAACAGAGCAAAGCCGATTAAGCCAACAAGTAACTCTAAGAATGATTTAGGCATGGTTATTTCCCTTTTATGCTGCTAGTTGATGAGATACAGCACAATCAAGAGAATTAACGTAGTCAGCGGCCTTTTGCGCTAATGCAGCGGCTTTGAATATAGCGGTTGAGTCTTTCCGGCAAGCTGTTAGCCAATGTTGAATGTAACCAGCATGACGTAATTCGCCTTGAATACGATAATCCTGACATAGGAATGCTGCGCCCATTTCAGCAACTAGTTCCTCGAAAGCATATTCAGGATTGCCGAACCGTTTACCGAATTCACGTTTTAAGCGGCTTTCATGGCCTGACCAATGAGTTAATTCGTGAAAAATAGTGGCGTAGTAACTGGATTCACTATCAAAAGCCGATTTATTCGGCATCTGGATAATGTCCATTGACGGCGCAAAGAATGCAGAATCACCACCATGACGGATAACTGCACCGGTTTTAGCGATACGGTCATCGGCTTCAATAATTGAATTGAATGGTTTATCTACTGTACTGGGTGCAGCAATGGTTACGCCGTCTACCTGACTAGCATTAAATACGTAATAACTCTTTAACAGATTGTAAGATTCGAGATTACCAGTAACTTTGCACTCTTTAGTAACTGGGGAAAAGAAAACAATCTTAGTTCCATGTTCACCCTTACGCACATTACAGCCGAGTGATTGCCATTGTTTGAATGATGCCCAAACAGGTGTATCGAATCCGCTAACCATTGACGACAGGCCAAGGATTAAACGATTAATGCCTTGGTACGGCTTTTGTGAAATAAAATTCTTATCTGCTGTGCTATCGGCTTTCCATGGTTTTATCCATGGTGTTGCGCCGGATTCTAATTGTTTGATGATTGAATCTGTTACCTCTTG